GGGTATCAGGCTTACTATTACTTACTCTATATGTAGCATAATCTACATTATTTTCCCTCATTTTGACCTCTAGGTACAACCAATTCTCTTCATCCTCTTTTGTTACTGATCCGATGTCTTCCTTGTTTTCTGGGAATAACCCATTAACCATTCCATTTGGCACTGTCAGGGTGGCTTTCGGATTTTCACCCGATGTCTGATCCTTGAACACAACATCCCAATGCGTACAGGTTGCCGAAGAAGCTTCTTCTAGGTTTGTATCAACAACAACTTTGTCACCAAAAGTGCTGACTAGAACATTATTTCCGCCTTGGACTTGTATTTTCTTTCTAGCCCTGGCTTCAAGTTCTATTTTCCTCTCAAGGTTTCTTAGATGTGCATCATTCATAGAAAGCTAGAATCAAAACGAGTATCAGCAATACCACTTTTTTCATCGGATCGGTATAGCAATCCATTCCACCCTAAATATCCACTTAGCGTAAAATCTACTTCCTGCCTAAACGCAGACCCTATAACCTCATGGGTTACCGAAGTTACCAACCAATTATAATCTGCATCAACCCCTCCCTTTGCCTCTGAGAATAACTCCGTATCAACATAATCCACTGGTGGGTCTACCTTTGCACCTACTGCATATATATATCCCCCATCCATAGGGTCGTTACTGATCTTTTGCTTAAAATCATTAGGTGCATGGGAAACAATAATAACTTTTAAAACAACTGAGAAATCTAGGTATTGTGTTACGCCTGGTAGATCATACATCGCTTCCTTTGGGAAATACCTAAAGCGCATACCCCCAGCAGTACCACTACTCTCAAAGAACGCCTGATTTGATCCATTGGGTCCTCCCCCACTTACCTGCCCTCCGAACTTGTATCCAAATGCCTCATCCTCCTTATGGGCATCTGGGCTATTTGCTGGAATGTCTTTACCTTCCTTAAAAAATGGATGCGTCTGGATCGGTTCAGCTTTAGCACTAGACTCGACGCTATACCTCACGAAATAATCACCACTCATGCAACCTTTGTATGTACAAGTAACAGTACCTAATCCAGCAGACATTCTCTGCACTCCGTAATTAGTTCTGACCAATGAATCATATGTCGGATGGTTTTCTGATGCCCTTCCGTGCCTAACTACATCACTATAAGGTCCTATATAACTCACAGTAGCCGTGATAATTCCATCCATATCTTGTGAGAAATTCTCGTTGGTTTGCTTGAGGTTACCATCTAACTCTCCCGCACTTAATGAGGCTGGAGAACCATAAATTGTAATTGGTATTTCTGGGTCTGTCATAATTAAAAATTAATTGGCTCAATTGCTGGCTGGGCATCTAAAGACTTCTGCTTTATACTTGCCTTGAGAATTTCTGCCGATCGTAACAATTCATTCGATGCTTTAACCTGCGCACTTGCACCATTTATCAAGTGATTATTAACTGATGATGAAACCATCTCCCACTTTCCTGCCTTCTGTCCCTTGATCAATGGTGTCATTTCTTTTGGTGCTGGCTTAAGTTTATAGAAAGGCTCAGTTATGCCTTGATTAAACGCCGCAAGCACATCTGCGGGCATAGCCTCTCCATCACTACTTTCTGCCCCTTGGTTAAATGCTGCAAGCACATCTGCGGGCATAGCCTCGCTCTTACTGCTTTCTTCCTTTACCATCTCCCATCTCCCAGCTTTCTTACCGCCAATCATAGTGGCATTATCTTCCTTATTGGGTTTTAATGTGAAGAAAGGCTTTATTACTTTTTTCTGGAAACTTTCACTAATAGGCTCTTCAGTAATACTTGGACGAGTAGGTGCCACGAATGGTCGATCATCAGTCTTCTCTTCACCCAATCTACTTTTGGGCATTTCTTGCGTGCCAAACACTCGATTTATTGGCTCTACCTTTTTCATTAAGGTTGCCTTTGTGTCCATTATAGTTGGCGATTCTGGCATATTCTTTAGACCCATCCTTTTTAACAACTCATGCACGTTGTCATATTCTGGCATCCCTCCTATATCGATTCTGCTAGGTATCTGCCTGAATACTCCACTTAAATCCTCTATGCCAGCAACCTTTCTATTTGCATTGGCAATCATTGGGGCTGCACGAAGTTGAGGCATCTCAAGCTCCCTACTTCCTTCAGAATATGCACCCAACAGCCCCTCCATCATAGCTAATTCTTGATAGCGCTCTAATTGCGTGGGAGCTTTCTGATCTACCTTGTCTCTGAAATTTTCGTCAATTCTACCCTCGCCCGAACTAGTTCTGCTCAATCGGGTTATAAAATCTAAAAACTCATTATAATTATTAAATCCACCTTTTAGTTCACCATTTATCTTCCCAATAAGAGCAGCTTCATTCTCAACCAACTGCCCCTTCTCATCATATACTGGCTTCGCGGTTTTCATTATTCTAATAGTATCTAACAATGAAGTGGCTATACTTTCTCCTTGAGCCTTAAAATCTTCCATAGACCTTTTAAAATTAATTTCGTTATACTCCGTTGCCACACTTTGTGCAATAGGTGCAGAGGGGACTAGCTTGTTCCATTGTGCTATAAAACCTTTCATTTGATTGGACTGCTCCTCTGGGTCGCCTTTCTTTTGAAAGCTCTTCTTGATATCTTCTAGCTTTAGTTCATCAAGCATCGCGATGAACTCTTTTACATTTTCTGCACCAGTAATCGTCGGCACAAACGGAGCTGAATATGAGGCGGTTGCAGCCTGATTTTCACCTAAAGCGATTTGGTCTGGTATTTCTGAGAAATTAGAGACAGTTGTATTTAGAGCATCTAATGAATTTTTAAGAGCAAGATTGCTATCAATAAGCTGATCTTCTGGGTCAAATCCATACACTCCTCCACCAGCACCTATCTTTGTTTTGGAATCCCCAGTTACGGACGGCATGAACCCTCTAACTTCATAATCTCCAAGCAACGGGTCTTTTCTCTCATAAATATTACCCTCATTCTTTGGCACCCCTGGTGCAAAATCAGATAAAGGTGGCTTATCAAATTCATACGCCTCTATCTCTTTATCAAACGCCGTTATCTTTTCTTTCAGCTTTTGTATTGCTAAAGAATCTCTAACTGGTGCCATCTCAAGCTCTTTGAGCTCTATTCGCAATCCCTTAGCTCCATCTACAAGTGAATTGAACGCCTCGGTAATCTTTGCATTAGCATTCTTTACATCCTCGTCATAATTATCATCAAGTGCATTTTGAATATCTCCAGCAAAACTCTCTATGCGTCTTTTATCCCTTGCATAAACCTCATTAAATAATATCTCGCCTTTATCAATTTTTGGCGTTTTTCCTAAATGCTCATCCGATATCTGCACGATTCTCTCGTAATAATTCTCTAAGTCCATCAATGATTTTTTTAGCTTTTTCGCATTCGATATCTCCTTAGCTTTCTCAAAGACTTCTAAGCCTCTTTCGCCTTTCGCATTATGCTCATTGACCTTTTCTTGTCTACCTGCTGCAAATTTATCTAAATGCGCGAATAGACTACTGAACCCCTTGCTTATACCTCTACTATCAAATAATGTTTGTTGGTCTTCAAACCCATGCCTTCTTAAAATAAACCTCAGAGAGCCACTATTTAAATTATTAATGTCTTTTAATACCTCTCGCAAGGAACCCTTTACCATCTGCTCCTCTGGGTTCACCATGTTAATTTTTTGACCCTTCATGCCAGCTACAAGTTCCCTAGCACTTCCCATTATGGAGTGTCCAAGACTGGTATCCATGCCCTCAAAGCTCCTAAAGGAACTGAGTACTTTATCACCATGCTTTTCATATAAATCATCTACATGACTCACAGCCTTTGCCAGTGCCGCGGGGTCTCCAGATAGCATCTCCTGTAAATTGCCATGGTTCCTCTTAAACGCTTCAGTTTTAGCCTCTCTTACTGCCGCCATATCCTCTTTATCATCAGGAGTTAAATTTGCCTTGATTCTCTCAATAGACGCAGAAAAGAATGCTATAAATGGAGATAACGCACTTAACAACATAGGTGATATTTTTGCAAAGCCCAATAATATGCGATCCACAAAAGCAACAGCAATATCACCCATGGCATTACCCAACCCACTTACGGAGGATGAGTCAATTGATATCATATTAGCCAAGGTATCAAACACTCTCTGAAATGTTTGCAATATAAACTTAGCAGCTTTCGCAAAAGCAGACTTCATGATAGCGATCAAATAATCAAAAAACTTATCATCTCTAATAAGCTTCTTTATAAACGCCCACTCTTGCTGGAATCTTTGCCCAAGACCCTGCCAATCAAAATTGCGCATTCTCTGCATACCTTGCTCCATGAAATCAAGTATGTCTTTGAATACTGGTTTTAGAACCTCTCCGAGCTTGATAAAATTATTCATCGAGGTACGAGTTATTCTGGCAAATCTAAAGCCGAGAGTGTCCATCATTTTAGCAGTAGCTTGAGCTTGCGAACCACTAGGGTCTTCAAGTGCTTCAACCATACCGACAAAATTTGTAGACTTAGCCAAAGTTAAAGCGGCGTTGCCAGCCTCAACTGATCCAAATAAATTACGCATAGAAATTTGGCGAGACTTCGCATAATCCCCAAGCATCTTCACCACATCTACAAGCCGTCCACCTTCCTTTATATACTCCTCAAAGGGTTTTCCACGGGATGCCTGCAAGAAAGCCATATTAGCCTTATCCCCAGTCCTTGATATTTCAATTAAAAACTGCCTTAACTGAGTTGTACCGACTCGAGTCAAAGTACCAGTCGCTGCTAACGCAGATATAGAACCAAATAAGTCATCCAATCTAAGTCCTAGAGACCCAGCTGTTGGTAATATCTGATACATATAATCAGCTAATTCTCTGAAAGTAGTCTTAGACATTGCGACCGACTTAAACATTAAGTCAGAAACATATTGCATATCATAAACTCCTTGACCATAAGAGTTCACCACATTTGTTAAAGCGTCGACCGATGTTTTAAGGTCAGTAACTCCAGCTATCGCAGCCTCTTGTGCTACCTTTAAAAATCCCTCATCTAAACCTTCTGGTGCTACACCCGCAGAGATAGCCTGATACATACCTTTTGAAACTTCTTCTGGCATAATACCAAACTCCTCCGAGAAGGATAACGCATCACGCTTCATCTCCTCAAAGAATGCTCTATTGGCATTTGGAAGCAAGGTATAGACCTCCATCATGTTCTTCTCAAACTTAGAGAAAGCTTTTGCTGATGCACCTAATACAGCAGGCACACCACCTAATATAGTTAAGCCAGCCGTGTTTCCAGCAAAGCTCAATGCTCCCCTTAATGATGCTCCGATACCTCTACTGAGTTTACCTAGCGTCGAGATGCGATCATTCACATCATCCATTGCTCTCTTAAACTGCTTGGTATCAGCAGCGATTCTTACTTGTGCTGTTGCTGGCATATTACATCCTTAATTTTCTATGCTTTCTTATGACATAAACCATCATATCTTGTCTTGCACTTTTTAATGCTCTTGCTTCCGCAAGCCTTCGGTGCTTACCACTTACCACTCCTGGAACTCTTGATTGCCATAAAGCGAAGGGTTTGTTTCCTGTTGTTTTAATTTTTACTTTAGTATTTGGCTTTGCTCCCGAGTGCTTCTTATCTAATGATGGCGTAAATGATCTTGATTTCGGCTTCTCATTGGGTCTCCATTGCTTATATAGCATGGTTGCTTGCAACCACGCAGTGCCTCGATTACTCCTCCATGCGATTGCTTGCTTTTTACTTTTCTTTAAACCTTTAGCTCTCGGTGATACCGCATGCCTTGGGGGTCTTAAAGTGCCTTTACCAGCGGACTCTCTTTGCTTAAACTCTTGCTTAATCTTGGTCTTAGTTGCTCTTTTTTCATACAGAGTCTGACGCATACCAACGACTTTTTTTGCGGATGCAGAACGAGGAGAGAAACCAGTGATGACCTTCCTCATCGTATGCTCAACTAATCCAGCCGTAGCTCTCTTATTTGCCTCTACATATTTCTTAAATGCTCGGTCAAATAAATGTCTCTCAAACTTAACTTTTATAAAGCTACTCATCCTTTAATATAGCCCCAATGTCCTCTACCGCATCGTCAGTCCAGCGAAGCTTGACATCATTGTATTTGTAATAACACCACAGATGCATCCATAGCTCAGCCATGGGCATATTCCAGAATATATCCCTAGCCCTTAGTGCATCACCCTTTGCTAGGGCGAAGCATATCATTAAGAGGGTTGGGGGGTGGGTTGCTTTTTTTTTGGGTCACTTGTTACTAATTCAGCAATACCCTCATCACTTTCCTTCTGATCCTCTCCAGTCGGTTCTACCTTTGGCGACATTGCCTCACTTAACATTACACCAATCTTATCCCCCATCTGAGCAATATTGCCTAGGTCTACCTCATCAGCCCATGCTAACACATCGCCTATGAATTTTAAAGAGCATCCATTCTCATCGACACCCTGACTTTTATCGAAGAGACTTGCACGCACCTCATTAACAGAATGAGAATGGATGTAAAAGAATGCAACCGCCTCAAAGAATGGAACTTCCGACATTCCCCCCGAAGTGATTTTTAACTTAGCAAAATCGCATAAACTTAACGATCCTGCTGTAGGTTTTTTTAACTTAATGCCACCGAAGTCCTCCGCCTCTGGTGCTAACATATTAACTATATCGCTACTCATATTTTTGATGATAATTTTTTATGCAATGCTGACCCCTCATAAACCAACCATGTATTGCTCTTTTTCTTAACCGCTACCTTATATGGCTCTTCTTTTATCTTTGCCACTAAATGCGTATGAGCATGTAAGGCTGACATAACTAAAGCCCAAGGGTGGCTTGGATAGTTTTTATCGAACCAATTATCATCATGCCACCAATCAGCTAGCTCACTTGTGGAGTAAGGGAAGTCATCACTTTGCATCTCAAATGTCCAATGCACGACCTCCCTTCCATCGATATGCCTTATCTTTTGAAAGGCTTCCCCACTAAAGGGCACTCCAAAGGCTGCAAGTGCAGCAGCCAACTGCGTATTACGGGTACTAAATACCCGATGTTGGGACTGATCTGTTCTCAATTTCTACTAATTTCTACTTTTTTAAATTCTTAGTGGTCGTCGTCTCCTCGCTTAAGGTCTTTAGATTCACCGAGACTTACATTGTGATAGAACTCACCAGTTACCTCAAACTTCATGAAATCTTCATTTGAGTTGTCTTGTTTAACTGAAACAATGAGGAGTTCACGATCTTTAGCGTTACCACCAGATGCGCCAGCATTACCGCCTTGTCCTACAATGTCACCGACATAAAGAGCAATAGACTCTTGGGCACCTAAATCAAAAGGAGCATTGTCACTGCATCCAGTGATGGTAGCCTCAAGTTTTGGGTCGCCAACTACCTGCCCTACACTAATTCCAACCTCATTTTTGAGCATTTGGTTGGTTTGAAACGATGATGTAGCTGAGACGGACTCAATTACCTTAAATGATTCCATTTCGGGGCATCCGAATTTAACTTCGGCTGCTTTACCGAATTTCTTTGTAGGTGTATCTGCTGCAAATCCCATAATAAATAAAAGTTAAGTGTTCACAATAGTCAGCTTGTCTCCCTCTCAAATATAATTTCTAGTAATATTTCATTGGAAAAGAAGTCGTTTATGATTTCTGAATTAATTTCCTCTATGCACGCACGAAAGACATTATAGCTGGAACTGCCCAATTCTTTGGTTAGATTATCGGTAGTAAACTGATCCATAATTTGCTGAAAATTTTGTGCCACCACTACACTACTCGTATCAGCATAATGTTCATCATACCTTATAGAGACCAAGCCTCTATAAACATCAGTGAACCCTTTATTAAAATTTTCTGCACTTTGAGTGTGGATGGCGACACATGGAGCTGGCAGGTCATCACTACGCAACCCCTCGACTACTGGTATTCCCAGCCCAGCAGTTTCAACTTTTGATTTTATACGAAGAAATAGTAAGGAGGGTATCATTTCTCATTATACTCCTTTATAAATTTATAACAAACCCAGGCTATGGTGAATAACCCCGCACATATACCGATTGCATGATTCCATTGACCAAGAGTAAAGGTCGAGATTGTGCCTATGACTCCAAAAACTGTAGTATTATCTGTCATTGAAATAGAGATAAATTTCGATAATTATACATGCTATTAAAAAATAAAATAATATGCTCACCTTTTAGGGCTTGGTCCAAAATAAAAGCCTAAAATTCCGCAGAGTGCTGTCTGTCCCATATAGGCGAGGTGTCCAGAAGAAAGATGGATTGGCTCTTGGGAGGAAGGGTAGGAGAGGAGCCCGAAGAACCACTCCGTTCTTCCTTCTCCACTTGCGTTCGTAATGGAGAGAAATTCCGCTTGAGGGAAGATGGTGCAGAGCAGGACGCAAAGACAAAGAGTGCCAACGCCCATAAAAGCGATGATGCGACGGCTAACAGAAACAAACTCTGAATTACCTTGAGAATGGATGCTACTTTGGAGTCTAAGAAAATTATCATTCGCTCGACTTTCTCTCGCAAGCTCAAGCTCATGCTTTTGCCTACGATTCTCGAAAACGAACCCAAATGTACCTTTAAGGATAGCACCCATAGCTGTCGAACCACCTCCCGTAAGTAACATAAGCAAGACTTCACCCATTTCACCTAATCTCTTCCACCTTGTCCCGCAACCGATCTAGCTCTTTCTCAAGATACTTTAATCTTTCAAATTGCTGATGATCTGAAGTTATTGGAGCATCTTGCATTTCCAATAAATGATTTAAGTCTGCTTTAGATTGTTCAGCAAACTTCTCTATATGCATCATTCGTGCCGAAAGATCGCCCAATAATGTGCCTTCATGTTGGACTCGGTCTAAGCCATTATCTAAAGTTGTAAGCTTATTCCATATGACACTATAACCCCAAACCGCAGCGCCAACGATACCGATGACTTTTGCCATAAAAGCAAGGTTTGCCTTAACCTGAACATTCTCGCCAACTTCAGTAGCCATGGCTAGGGTGCATTGTTTTTATATGGATGTGAATTGGGCAGGTCTCCCGCCAAACCCCATTTGTGGGCTAGATACCCCTCCATCTTATCCGAATTAGCTGGGGTTAAATTTTCAGTAAATACTAACTCCCCCCAATCTGCATCACCATATGCAGTATATTTACCGACTCTTACGCTCATTGTGCCAAAACTACTAAGACTATTATTAGTTACACCCGTATTATAGGCTGTACCATTTAACCAAGCTGATTGTGTAGAATTTGCTAGATTAAACTCAGCAGACAACATAACATACTGACTTGTAAGGGCTGTAGTATTACCCGTCATATGACCACCAGTAGTATACCACTCAGCTTTAAAATCGGAACCGAATTGGAATAGAATAACTTGAAGTCCATTTCCAGTTATTGTCAAAAGCGCATCATTTTGATCAGCCTTAGTGACCTTTAATACCATAAAAAACTTATGGACTGCTGTGCTATCAAATGCTATCGGGGTCCAGTTCGTAGCATCTGCATCCCCGTCAAAACGCAATATACTCTTACCATTTTGAGCACTTGCTATAGACTGAACTGTAGATGAACCTTCTGGACTAAGATTGTAACCATTTCCTGATTTATCGTCTATTTGTGTAACCACACCACTTGTGCTAGTGATTGTAGTAGGATCATCTGCATCGAGCCAGAATCTTGTAGAGATTTGACTGGGGTTAAATCCAGAAGAGCCCACAGTGGCTAAAGCCATCTCGTCTGCATATGCTTGACCTATCTCAAACATATCATTTACCCCTGTTCCAGTAGTATCAGGGTTAGTAGCCGTTCCAACATGATTATTAGTATTTGCGTGCCCATAGGCAGCAGAATCTACTATTCCAACATAGTTATCAGCATTTGCTACTGGCGTTAAATCTGTGCCATAACCTATCTTTGTGATAACCACAGGAAGCTCATTCTTGGGTATATCCAATGTAAAATTATTATCTAAATGATCCCTTACATGAGAAATAAGAGCTTGAAGGTCGCTTACAGTAGCTCCACTTTCTCCCTGCCACCATATCATTCCTGCAATGCGATAGGTATATCCAGCGTTTGTTAATTTGCTCAACCCATCAGATATAGCTAACTTCCATGCTCTTAATGCGTCTCCTCTACGGCTTCCAGTAGCAGTTAAGTCCCAATCTGAAAATCCACCAGAAGGATCACTAGGATCATCCACCAATGTGCTTGCACCAATAGCGTGCTTTAATACACCAATGGGTCTGCCTCCTGTTAGATTGATTGCATTCGCTTGGTTAACGAAACCTAACTCAGGTCCAAAATTACTTGATCCCCCCAATGTGGAAGTGCCACTATCCCCCCTTGTATTACCCGCAACCAAACTAGTTGCCCAATCTGAATAATACTGAGTGGAAGAAGCATTTGAAGTATTATCATGCCAAGAAGAGTAAAATATACCATCTTGTGTATAAAGCGCTGAGTCTAACGCACTTACATCTGCATGACCATGTGCATTAGACTGACCAGCGAGTAAATAAATATCAATTGTTTGATCAGATATTTGAGAGTTATCCGTTCCTCTATACCACTTTCCATTGTACCCATAAGCTAGAACTGGGTCAGAGTTTATCGACCCATCCTCTACGAATATGACCTGCCCATTGGTGACAATTAACGGAAGGCTATTCCTTTGGTATATAGTTGGAGGTTGCTCTAGAGCACCTATGCGAGTGCCAAGAGATGTAACTTGGGCGGTAGTAGGCTGAGCATCAAACCATGCTTTTCCATAAGCCTCTACATTGCCTGAGTTATCTACAATCTTTAATGAATCGGGTCCAAGATAAAGGTCACGCACTCTATTTACGGCGCTACCGACATCTTGAAGGTTATCGGTATTTGGCAATATATGTCCGTTGCTATCTTCTGACCAATCCGTAAGACCGCCTCCACCGCCTCCACCGCCTCCACCGCCAGCAAGCTGTGCTTCTATATCATCTACTCTATCTCCAACTTCTGCTCTTAATTGTGCCAGCGCATCCAACGCACTGGCTGCGGTCATATCTGTGCAAGCGCAGGTAGAATAATTAGCTATAGATACAGGAGTGTAACTTACATCCTTAGCATCAAGAGAATCAAGCCTCCCACTAAAAAGAGAGACTTTATGATTTAAGCCTTTAGCTATGACACCGACATCAATGCCGATGGACTTGAGGTGGCTCACGCAACGACTGTAACCGATCCAGTTGAGGTTACGATTAGCGAATCTCCAACTGCATTTGAGGCAGCGACACCATAATAATATACACCAGCAGCAGACTCATCATAGCTTATAACGAAATACTCGCCTGTTGTAGCTGAATTAGTAGTGTTAGTGCTTGTAAGTGCTACATTGGCTGCTGATCCAGAAACAGACCAAGTTCCTCCAGATAATGTTACCTCTGCTATTAAAGCATCACTAGTTGTCACAGGATTGCTGGTGCTCTTATACACCTTGAAACTATCCTCATTATCCGAATTATCTCTCCACGATATTTGTACTTTAGCCATAATATAAAAAATTTAGATTTCAAGTAAGCCCTATTGTCTCCCTCAACTATACGTTGACCTCAAACTTGTCACATTTTCTTGCATAATATGTAATTTATTCTCAGCGAATACATATAACTCACTATAATTGCCAAAACGAAAAACCGCACCTAGGGTCATCGGTCCAGCGAAATCATAATTACCAGTTCTTGTCACTCTGCCTCCCCTACTTGAATCATAAAACCAATTATTCTTAATTGTTTTTATTTCCTGCAACGGAGTCTGCCTTGACCCTTTTGCTCCAATAAAATTGTGAACTCTTATTTCAATCGGACGCGGATTATTTGTAACACCATCCGACTTATATAAATTGTATCCACTTTGCACAGCAATTCTACCATCCTTTGATTGCCTCCAACGCCCTAACGGAAAATTAGGGCTTGGTCCCACTTGGCTGGTTACGACTATATAATCGCCCCCACTTAAATTATGATCAAATTTTGCGATAGTAGAATTGCTATCCCGAAATGATCCCGTAGTATTTCCCTCTAATTGCACACCCCGACCATACCCCCACTTCGATCCAACTACTTGCGTAACTACCTTCCATACGCCATCTCGTAAGGCTAATATTGGCGCAACTCTCGGCTCGGCTCTAATTGAATCGTTGCTTAGCATTAAGCCAGAATTTTCACTAAAAGCACAACTATCGAAAAAATCTGTAGAGCCTAAACCATAGACATTGAAATCTTGACCGCGTAACTTAACTGGCTCTGTTTGTGCTAAGACATACCTTCCAGAATTGTTTTTCTCCCATATATGAAACATTCCCTCCTGCTCTCTGGCTCCTTCAGCGCCATTTGTATAGCGAGTTCCCGTACAAACATATTTTCCATCCTTTGATATAGCAGCGCCATACCCAAAATAGCTAGAGAAGAAATCATTAGTAGGATGCGGTGAGGTAATAAACTCTATAGATGATATATTATCATTTTCGTCCCAAAACCTTACATCTACGCTGTTCGGTCCCGATGTACCTTTATTGCCCAGTAATATATGCGTTCCATCACCGCTTATTTTTGCGCCACTTCTACTAAAATATCCAAGCTCTCCAGCATATGCTGAATTAGATGTAGCACCTAATGTTAATTTTTCTACAAATTCCCAAGCATCAAATACACCTGATCTTTTATAACAATGCCCGTAATTTGTGACCATACGCAATCCACTATCACTTATCGTGACTGAGCCATTATAATTAGTGAGATTATTCATATCTATAGATTGAATTACGCTATACTCATAATCCAATCCTGCCGTCACCAATGATACATCATTCGATATTATGAACGCATCTACATCCAATGGGTCGCTTACTTGTATTCCAGCCTTTGTTTCCAAGACAGGTCTAGGCTCTGAAACCAACCTTCTCACCCTTCCCTCAAATTGGTAATCGCCTAGCTCTCTGCGGTGGTAAGATACATAATCATTTAATCTATTAAAAAATCCTCTAATTCCGTCAACATCCAAGCTTTTCGGATCATCTCCTGGTTGGTATTTCTGGGATATAATGCACATGTTGCCATTATATGTTTTTCTTAAATGATCATTATTTACTTCAGTCAAAAGTAAATCACCATCAACTATAGATGTATTATAATTAACAGTTTCTTGATCATCCTCTATCCTAACCATAGGCATAACTGGAGCTCGCGAGGAACACGAGATAGCGTTTGCCGCCTCGACAGTAGACCCCGATCCTAAATTAATAGCTGCCCCATCCATTATTAAATCCATTTCATCGACAGCTATGACGACATCTGTCCCAGTTCTTTTCCCGAGCCTATCGGAGAAAACAAGCTTTCTTGCAAGGGCAGAGGGGTCTTGATTATCAAGACCTTCCACAACGCAATAAATATACACATCTTGATTTGGTACCCCGCAATCAAGGTTTGCTATTTTCTTATATCTAAAGAAAGCAAAACCCTCCTCTACAAAATCAAATGTCCAAAGGTTTGATGTAGCTTGAAGCCCATAATATTTGAATGTATCCAAAAATTCACCATCATAAAGTTGGTAAGTTGGGTAAACCGATTGCTTATAGGCTAAGGCATTATGCTCAAACCAAAGGTACACCCCTTGCTCATCATCTACCCTAGCATAGTATCCATCCCTATCATCATTAAAGCCACTTATTTTATGTGTTATCGTGGAGGTGTCATAAGGGTCGGAAGCCCACGATATTGGTAAATACCTCTGGTACTCTGGTTCACCTATAGGTAATTTTGATAGGGTTAGTGCTCTCTTTGCATTATCATCTTGTGGATTATAATGACCTAGGTTTACTTGGTTATACCTAAATGACAGCCGATCACTTGTATACACTCCATGCGATGCATCATAGTACACCATGCCCATCTCACGGATTACCATATCCAACCTAGACGCACGCCTCCAAAACAACATTGTTCCACTAGCTGAATGCTCCCACAAGACCCCTCCATCGTCATGAGTCCATCCATCCCTGCCAGGTAACTTAGGCAAATCACCTACACCGCCTGGTGATAACCAAATGCCTCCACTTGGTGTATCTTCAACTATTCCCTCATTTCTGACAAAAACTGAATCATTAGTTGGCTTGTCCTCTATGACTTCTGGGTAAAAATTTGTTAAATCATACCTCCCTCTTGGTGCAGGGGGTCCAGTAAAATTAGGAGCAACTGTTAAGGCATTGCTTATTGGCACACTCCACTTATTTGACAAATACGCCTCAATTGATCTTCTAGCGTCTTGATCAATATACGGCAATACGAGCAGCTCACCAAATTGTCCTTTTGCAGACAAACTCCTACTTAAATCAGTAAAAACGGATATTCTTTTTCTCTCTGCTAAATTATCCTTGTTAAACGCTTGCGTGAGAGTCTGCACGCCATTGACATAAACGTTTAATAGATAAAGTTCTCTATCAAACTCTAAAGTATAAATATTAAAATCATCATCCCCACTAATAGATAAAGTGCTTGCCGCCACTTGGGTTCCCCCACGAGCTACATTACCGCTTTTAGTAATCTCTACATAAGGATGCTGTGCCATATTACCGCTTAACTGCCCACCCAGTAACTGCTCCCTCACATATGCTTCCCAGCCTCCGCTATGATATTGCCTATATGGCAGTGTCCAATTACCCTGATAGTCACCACTATCATTTACGCGTAAGTTCCCATTCTGAGTAACTAACTTGAAATAAGAATCTTCTATCGCGTTTCCATATTCATCGGTAAGGTCGTAGTATTTCCATATCCATTTTAGTGATCCGTTATAGCGATACATAACTGCACCTCCAAAACCCTCGCCGCCTCTCCCCCACAACGGGAACCTGTCACCTTTCCTTATTCCGAGAAACCCTGTGGTTCGAGGTACGATTCCATTAAAGACAATCTCTCCTGTCGCACTTGCGTCACCTTTTCGATACATGAATGTACCCGCGTCATAGTCATTTCCATAGGACAATATCCCATGGCTATTATCGGCTAATATATCTACCTTGCTAGTGAATACCCAAGTTTGATTCTCATTTCGTATATTACTATTTTGAGTAAATCCGTGCTGTTCATCATCAAATGCAATTGTCTGCAACCCTCCTCTTGTTCTTGGATATATATCGTGCGAAAACATCAAATTGGTGCTTTCACTCCCCCTGTCTGACTTATCAATTAATCCACTAACTGATGATATTAGTTTCATTGTAATATCGTCAGGCTCATTATAATGGGGCTGACACAAAACTTGTAATTCGTCTATAGCTGATGGAACTGGCATATCTTATGGTATTTGAGAATTAGTATCACTCGCATCATACCAATGAACTAAATTCAGAGTTGCTGGATCAAATATTTCTTGTGCTATTACATCACTAGGGTCGCTTGATGGCTCTGTTATTGCGCTAACATGACTTGGAAATCTTACACTTGATACAACATTTACCTCTGAGGGCTCATCTGCCAAAATACCTGCTACGACTAAGGTTGGCGGATCATCAGGTGCTACAACTTCATTTGCCCGAACATCACTTACATTATTTGGCTGGATGACTAAAGTGCCATTAACCATTGAAGGAGCATTAATATCACTACCAATAGCCCTTACATCAGATGGCGCATCTCCCTCGCTCAATGTTTCTAAGGTTACATTAGATGGCTCTTGAGGAGGTAATTCAGTATGTATATAGAATTGATCACCATTCTCAAATAGGCGTTCATCTAATATTACATAACCCCCTTCATTTAACTCAAGGGCGGAAACTCCCGTCCATTCATCATCATCATTTACATACTTAACGATGCCTCCTCCGCTTGAATCCATTGTCGCTGCTGATCCATTTGCAAGCTGTGAAAGGTACTTAAATACGCTAAGTGTATGATTGATATTATCTTCAGAATTAAGTTCAAATTTCGTTGTCAGTCTTACCTCATAAACAAAATTACTTAACTTAAATGAATGACCCTCTGGTAATACATCTTCACTTAACTGCACTGATATGACTTCATACATCCATGCCTGCTGGGGTCGCGTCAAATAATGATTGTGCCTATACTCCTCGCCGACATTAAATATATCCTGCAACTCATAGAATTGATCAGTATCAAATGTACCATTTTCATCAGTATCGACCGCCAATAACCTTCGGGCATAATCGCGTGGTACTATTGAATTGAATCCATAATCCCCATATATTCTGTCTACATACTCAAAATCATATGTCTCAACTGACTCGACTGAAATTTCATCTGGCGGTTCTGGCATGCATGTATGGTAATTACCATGCCACAGGTCTACACCATCAGGCATCCAGTAAGTTTTTCCATCAAGGAAATGGCTATGTGCAGTCGGCGGAGCAAGAGGAGAGCCCAATAATGCTTCCTCTTCTGTGATGTAAATTGGGTAATATCGATCAACTATTATAGGTACACCCCAAAGCCTTGACCTCGCCTCATCTACTTCCAATGGCGATATATCTAAAGTTACATCATCTGGTGCTAATGCATCATGAGTAACCGATAGCACAATGTGTGAGGGTAAATCTGGGGCTCGATCATCCCATACCCCATCACCATCTGCATCTAAATCAAATTGATCAAGGATGCCATCACCATCAGTATCCAGCATACTCTCATATGGTGATTTAAATAATGGCTCATATAAAAATCTTATTGTGTCACCAACCGACAATACATGAGAATCTAGTTTTAAAACTATATCACTTCCGTTTGCAGAAATTACCTCAATCTTTTCTGTATCAGTATATGCATAGACTTTACCCCCTTCATCTATGGTTCTCTGAATTAATTTCTCAGTGACATCAGTTATCATTACGGAGTAACTGTTACGGTTGCTCCTCCTGCTGCTATAGCACCTAACGCTGAAACAGTTAGACCAGAGTCTGCAAGAGCTTTACCTTCTAAATAATCTGCATATGTACCTACTTCCGCCCTTAAGCTCTGCATACTCATAGCGGCTTCAGCCAACTCATATAGCGTGTCAAACTCTACTGGAGCCCCATCTTTTAAATCTATTATTCTTCCATCTACAATATTTTCGCATAATTCTTTTACCGTACTGAAAGAACCAATGTTGACCGAAGGCAATCCAAGCTGATTTATATTCTGAGTATCTACAATTGATCTTCTTACCCTAGCATTTCCTTGGACTGTGTACTGCCTTCCTAGTGCCCCATCTAGGATTACCAGCTCTAAAATGCAATTTATTGAACTACGAGTTCCTAGTGCGGTAATAATTTCCTCGGTGTTTAACTCCCATTGAGTGTCATACACCATATCCCCATCTTCATCAAAATCCTTATCAAAGGTATTTGTGTAAGCGAGGACGGTCTGCTCCTGCTGGCGTAAATCATCCTCCAATGATAAGGCGAGAGCAATAGTCTCATTCTCACCGATCTGATGGGGCTCACTACCCGAATCTGTTCTTTTTCTTAAATGAACGCGAAGGCTATAAGTATCCCCCTCAAAGAAAGTTTCTGAGGTTCCCCCTAGGTTTTTACTTGAAACAAGCCCATCACTTTGCTCGCCAAGATCAAAAAATATTTCCCTTTGCCCAAACTTCATCTTTCTGTAGCTCCTATATATTCGATTGCAACCAAAGGATTACCTACGCTCTTTTGGATTGCATGAATCCTGAATAACTCATCATCTACTAACATCCTAGTACCAACCCTCGGCATAGTAGTGAAGTTCTTCTTTTCCAGAATGACGGCTCCTTCGGCTTGATCGGACACACCCCCAAGGTCAAGGTCAGGAGCTATTTCCGCCTCAGCAGGAAGGGCAATATATTCCACCCCTTCTATGGCAACTTTAACAGAAAGAAAATTTAGATGGTCTTTAAACGCTTCCGTAACAAACGAGGTAAGATTGCTCACCTTTCATTTCCACTTACTGAAGTTAAACGCTAGTTTCGTTTTCTAAATCCCAATCACCAGTCGCATAGAATGCTTGAACTGAATAAGCTTGCCTTACTCTCGTTCCAGCATTGTCAATAATCAATGCGGGGGTACCTCGGGTGACTACAAAGTTTTCAGGTTGTTGCTCGACAGATAACCCAGTAACATGGCTTGTGTACTTATCCAAGACTCCCCAAACGATTTTTCTGGCATCACTAGACTCTCCTGCCTCAAGCTCATAAATATCATCACGCTTAATCATGATGTATTGTGAGTTTGGATCTAAATCAGATACGGTGGCATCAAGCCCACCAGAAAAAGCTGTCTCACCTAATGCAGTTGGAAGAGTTGTATTATCACCAGTAAGAGTAATAGTAACAAGCTCACTTGCTTCAGTGCTTCCATCAATCAATTCTTTAATCTTCAATAAAGTTCCAGTTTGCCCAGAAGCATCTGCTCCACCAGTCAAAGAGAAAGAACCATTAATTGCTAGAGAAGCATTGGTAGCTGCATTAGTAACGGTTAAGCCGAACTTGGCAGTTGCACCAGAAAAGTTAGTTGCCCAAGCTTTTGTGCCATCAGTAATAAGAGCAAAAATCTGAGCATTAGTATAATTGGAAATATTATCTACCAAACATACGGAAATGTCATCATCAACAGCATGAATCTTAACCTCGTCCTGATCATCTGCACCACCAGTAAAGCTGGTTTGGGCGATTACTGCTTGAGCTTCGCCTCCAGTTTTTCCTGCATTAAGAGTAGCTGTGAAATCAGCACCTAATGCTGAATTGTTGAAGAGGGTAATAATATCATTGGAAGTAGATGAAGCTGCAAGATTTTGCAAAGCAATCGTAATATCATTTCCGACTATACTTACTGCATCAGGTGCACCGTTACCCTCAGTCAATTGAATAGTATGACTAGAAGCACCAGCTACATTCTTTGTGAAAGTAACATCAGTGGTTACGGCAGAAGCAACAGTAGCATAACCGTTGTCAACTTCATCGATAACATGAAACTGAACACTTCCAGCACCAGTTGCTACTCTAGAGATAGTAAAGTTATTATTATAAACTAAGCTATCAGAAACTCCTGGCACTGCCATGGCTAAAGTTTTATCAAACTGAATGTCGAGAACTTTGCCGCCTTCTACACTCGCATGGTTTCTGACATCAATTTGATCGACTCCAGCTTGAGAGTTTTCGGTAATCTGAAAATATAATTTATTACCAACAGCGCCCTCAGCGACAGCAGTTATTTCTGCCCCATTCCCTGATCCAAGATCATACACCAATGAAGCTGTTGATCCATCAGCAGACAAAATTTCCTGCAAATCACCGTTACTATCAGTACCAATTTCCTTAATGCTAGGAAATACATCTATTGAATTTATTGTCGCCATTTTCTTTTAATTTAAGTTTAAGATAATTTTCTAGAGTTAATGAGCTTTCCGCCCCCATACCATATTACGGAACTAAATAATGGTTCATTTGTCTTGGTGTCTTCTTCACCATCCTTGCCTTTTACTACTTTGGTAGCCGTAGTCTTCTGCTTCCAATTTTCTGTAGCCTTTTCTGCATTCCCACAGAAGACTTCTGGTGCGCCTTTCAGCTTAACACCAACAACAAGATGAATCAATTTAGTGCTTAAGTCCATTATGCAATGTCTAAGCTAAAGAGACGATTTGTGGCACCATCATTAGGAGCTTTAAGACCATACATTAAGGTAAGAGCATACTCTTCTTTCGCTGCAAAGACATCATACTTCCTTCGAAGCTGAAGGGATAGACCGCTATTTGGCTCAGTTGCATTTCCTACATCTCCGATTTGCATGGAGGCATCAGCAAACTCAGGCAAGCGATTCACCATCGCAAGAGAGCCTTGGTACCCTGCAAGCACCCTCTGACCCCCAGTAAGACCATTCATGCCATTGTAGGTATAAATATCAAATCCAGCTAATCTTTGATCCAAGAATGCACGATTAATGCCTGGTTTAACATCATAACTCGCATTGCTAATGGTCGTCAAAGATTTGAGAAGAAGATAGTAGGCGGTGTTATCCAATACCATCCATCTGCCAGCTTTTGGCATATTCGCAGTATCCATAGCTTCAGCTACATCATAAAGATTATCAATATCAAAGGCAGCTTGCGCGATCTGAGCACCAGCATTTACTATCGTATCACTTGCGAACCCTACTTCTAATAAATCCTCAGTTACTTTTTGTGCCAACGCATGCGCAGCATATTTAGCAGCCTCAGATACATATTGTACCATTGTTTGCTCGCGCTCAAGATCGGTAAGGTGGAACTTGATGAATTTATGCTTGTCCAATTTAATAGCTACTGGATCAGCATCTTGATCTTCATTACCAGCATTATAATTCATTGAGGCTGGTGTGGGAGGGATAGCACCTGGGTTCGCTGCATTAAAAGCATCCTGAACATCAGCAATAGCTCTTGGTGAGAAGATTCTGGTTTGGAGTGACTGATTGAACCTCATAGCTTCTCCACCGAAATCGCGATGAATACTACCAAGGATACCAAGGTCTTTCGTGAATGTGTCTAAAGCCTCTTGCAAAATTACATCAACTTGCAAGTTGGGGTTAGCGCCATCTGACGCATACTTTGTTGCGATACTTCCTAAATTAGCCATTAGTTAAGTCCTCCAAGGATTTGTTCTTTGTGTTCTCTATAAAATTTTGTTTTTTCTGCTGGGTTTGAAATTGATGCAAACTCTGTTGCATAATCACGCTCCTCAACACTCACCGATGCACTTACGGGTTGTACTCCGAGCTCTTGGCAGGTTTCAACTACCTTGACCTCAACGGATGCTTCTTCTTGCGTAAGTTTTTCTACCTTAGCATAAAGAACATCATACTCATCTTGAATTTTCTCAAATGCATCATTTGATTCTTGTAATTGTTTTTCAAGCTCATCTATTTTTTCACTAGATTGCTTGATTTGCCCATTAGCTTCATCGAGGAGTTCATTGAGTGCAGTAATCTCAATTGCTGACTCATCTGCCTTCTCCTTTAATTCGGCATGTTCTTTAACAAGGTTTTTTACATCATTCATTGCAATAGCTTTATTGTCTCCCTACTTATTTATTTTTTTAAATTAATTTCGTATTTAAGGAGTTGCATTGCATCTTCATAAGAGCCGTTAGTATCGACCAATCCGCGCTCCTTTGCTTTCTTCCCTAAAAAAGATTGACCACGCATAGAATCATTGTCTACTTGGTTTCTCGCAGACTTAACTGCACCCTTAAAACTATCAAATATATCCTGCACCATTTCAGTCATATATTCCTTCTGCTCTTCTGTTAACGAAGTGCCCTCAAAACCTGCACCTTTATATGTAGCTTCTTTATTTTTTATAAGTTCTACATGAATGCCTTGTGCCTTATACGATTCCGTACTATCAACCACGGGCAGATAAACCCCTATCGATCCAACCTTAGAGCTATTAGTTGCCACAATCATTCTTGCTTGCGAGCCAACCCAATATGCAGCAGATGCCATCATGCCCTCCACCGAGGCATAGACAGGCTTCTTAGAATTGGCATATGCAACAGCGTTGCCAGCTTCCTCGACTCCCGTGACAGACCCCCCTGGTGAATCTATGTCTAACATAATGCCTTTCACACTTTCATCATCTGCCAATCGCATTATTTGCTCCTTAAAAAGGGCAATATCTGCGATTCCGAATAATTTAGCGATTACTGGAGGCACATCCCTCATAACAGTTCCATGAAGCCCCACAACCGCAATGTCGTTACTAACTTTCGGCTCATTCGCTTCTGACTCAATTTCTTGAATCTCAAATGATAACTCATTTAAAGCATCCGCTATTGTTATATAAGCTTCTTGGGTTATTAACCAAGGATTATTAATCAGCTGTGTCTTGATTTGGTGTATTGTCTTCATCTTCTATTGGTTGTGGTGCTGTACCTACAAATTCTCCTTTTATCATTAAATTAACGATTGTTTCAAAACTGACATCAGTTTCTTCAGCTATCGTTTTTGCTTTCTCCAAAATGTACTTCATTTCTTTGGCTTTCTGCTGGCACTCGGATTGCCAATCCATTCCGCGCTTACCGAAGTGCTCCCTCATGGTCATTAGCCCCGCCTGCACATCTTCCCTTTCTTGTGATGCTTCTCTTCCTGCATCAATGGTCAATTCAGCTGGTGCTTGTATACGGCACTTATACCAATCTGGTACGGTTTTTAACTTGCCACTAGCGATAGCATCACTAATTACTACTGCCCAAACTTTTCTCAAGAAAGGTCCAAAAAGCCTCTGCCTTTCGTTGAACCTCCTCTGAGCCTTGCCCATTATAAACCTTTGAGCAGGTCCCGTTATTCCAGCAGGATGCCAAAGAAATTCATACGGCAATCCCATACCTACCGAGAACTCCCTTATGATAAACTCAAGAAAACCTTGAAAGGTAGGGGAGGGGCGATTGTACGAGAACGGACTTAATTTTTCACCTTTCTTCAAAACAGGAATGCTACCACTCTGTATATCATTTACAGTCAGCCTAGTTGCATCTTCCATTATCTCTGCCGTATTCCACGCATCTGGATCAGCCTCTCCAGTCTCCGACTCCAAAACAGCAGCTATAGTACTTAGGTTCTTTACGCCTGTTTTCTCAAATTCCAATATTTCCTTTATATCACGCAAATGATTGATTGCGTGTTTTATTGCTGGCAAACCTCTCTGCTGTTCAGCTCTCTCTGGGTCAAGCAACCAAGACATCGCATTAGCAGGAACTCTCCTTGCCTTAGTAGATTTTGGATAGAACTCTGACTTTAATGTTTCATCTGCAATTAAATACTCTATTGGTCTGCCAAACCTATTCGTCCTCACACCATCCATGAAGCCAGCATCCTGCTCGATCCAATCACCAACTCGATGCGACTCAATCATTTGAAGCTTTAATCCATTATAACGCACAAACAATGCACCGACATCCCCATCACGATCTATCGCAATAGACATCAATCTTTGCATTTCATCAAAGCCATACCTTCCTCCTATATCTGCGTTATGTGACCACTCTTTGAATATAGCTTCTGCGTCTAAATTCCAATACGGGTCATCTGAAATAGCTTGAGGCATAAGCGGCAAACTATATCTAGCCATATCATTTATGGCGCCATGCACTATCCCATCATTATCATATAAATAGCGAGATATGCTTGCCATCTCCTTCCTCGACCAAGTGCTATTAGACCTAGCCGACTTAAATGTATATGGGATGTTTTTCCTATGCCTGGTTCTTTGTATTCCATCCCAATAGGTGGGGTGATACGCACTAGGTACTGGATTTGGCTCAGATGGCTTACTGCTGGGTTTCACCAGCCGTTTTAAATTTTCGACTATCTTCATAACGCTACTTGTATTATGTCCCATCGCCCGCTCGTAGTTAATGGCGAACTGCTAAACTCTCTCTGGAAATCATATCGGAATCCTGCAATTCCATATATTCCCCATAGACCATTGCCGTTCTTTGCTAAATACGCTGACTCTTCAAAATGCTCATAATATCCAAACTCAAAAGTAATTAGTGATTTCTCCGCCTTATATGTAAATGATCCATCTTTTATAAGACCTCCTGTGTGCTTATCTATACCAGTTACCACTAAGAATTGTTCAGTTACTCTAGTGCCGATGAATTTATTAAAGTTAGGAACAAGCCTCTTGATTGGCTTACCATAAATGTCAGGCTGTTCTTTTTTTAAGGCATATAAAACCTCCTGCAATTCATGCACAATTTCATTGTAAGACATGAGGGCTTTCTTGCCCATTTTGCCCCCCATATCGACTTCACTAAATCGACTACCCTCCCTCGCAGAGTTAAGAGCCTCAAATAGTTGAGTTCGTATTCTCTCCAATTCAGGTACTGGTAAACCTAGATATATTCCTTTTATGACCATGCTACTCTAGTCCTTCAGTCTCCATTTCCATGTCAGCTTGGCTAATTAACTTATTAGCTAATGAGGCTACAAGTATCATTAATTCGCAATCTAACATATGATTGTCTTTCCTAACTGGAAGCCATTCATACTTACTTCTACCTTTTATATCTATAGTCTGCACTCTTTTTTCTGCTGTAACCTGCCTCGTGTACTCACTTGTTACATCTTTTGCTATTGTCCAATCACCAATAAAACCTTGCATTAGCTCTGCAAACATATCCTTTAATCCATCATTAGACCAAAGGAATAATCTAATCGCTTTATGCAAACCATGCTCTCTCGTTCCAATACCCACCTCTGCTTTTGTCCATGTCCATAGCTGAGTGGACATCCTTCCTGTTTTTTTATTCCTATGCTTAAATCCCGAAGTGCCTGATCCCTTCATTGGCTTCCACCCGTGTCTTTGGCAGAACTTATACACAGAGGTTGTATCAAAGCCAGAGTCTACTATACAATTATCTGGCGGCACATTATTTAATTCGGCAACTTCAAGAAGTTCTTTATCACCGCCAACCTGCCCATAATCAATAAGTCGCGACCTAGCTCCCTCCCTTGCAAAAGCTCTAACCACATACCAATAATGTATCCCCCCTTTGGCTTGCTTATCAGCAGCTAAAAACCTTACTTCTTCATCTTTCCACTCATCCCCTAGGGCATAATCTCCAGTACGCTTTTTTAATTGCCCAAAATCCTCAAAGTCGCCTAATCTATCTTCCCATGGCTCCCCCAAGGATTCATTTATAAAATCCTTTAAAGGCGATGTATCTCCATTATATGTCGCTCCTTTTGCTATAAGAAATTCTTCAACTAAGTCACGCCACTTAACCCAAGTCGGTAACATTGCATTCCAATGAAATGATTTTCTATTCTTTGGAGCATTTGGGTTTAATGCTATATATTTCCCACTATTTACAAAATGCCTTCTATCTACTGGGGTATCTCTATAAACCTCCCCACACTTGCACTCAAATGTAATTGTCTCTGCAAGCTTATCAAAATCATACCCTTTCTCATTTTTGGTTTCTTCGTTTTCTTCCCATTTCACAGATGACCAACTAAGTGGAAACCAATCTTCGCAATTTCTGCATTGATGATGCCAAACCCTTTGATCGCCTTGCAGGTATGCTCGATGAGTTGCATCATTGTGCATATCAGGGGTCGATACAATACATCTCCGTGCATTCCAATACGCTCTGGTTCTTTTTAAAACCATTTCTAATGCACCCTCTGGGTAATTTCTTACCTCATCCAGAAATAGCCACCTGACTGGCTTTGACTGCAACCTTGATGGTGATGATGAGCCTACGACACCTAGAGATGCACCCTTAAGGTGAACTTCCATCTTTGACACCGCCCCCCTGTCCTCGATCAGTGTTTCTGCCACTGGTTTGCAGGTTTTTATCGTTGGAATAAGCCTTGTCTTCATTAAAAACGCCGCTTCTTCTGCTGTACTTGTAACCCACATAGTTGGTGCTGGTTCCTCGGCTAAAGCCCACATCAATAGACAAATCATTGTTTGAGTTTTAGCAGATTGCGCAGAACACATAACGCTAATGTCAGACACTTCATTGTCTGCAAAAGTAACCATTAATTCCCTAACCCAAGGAGATATTTCTGACTTCCAAAACCCTTGGTAAGGTGAGGTTGGGTCTAATTTGACATTTTGATCAGCCCACTCCCAAGTCAAACGGGTGTCTGGAGGCTTCCACGACCTCCGTGCTGCAATTTCTACTACACTCATACATCATTAATCAGCTCTTAATGCTTCAAACTTTAATTTTTCTGATCCTATTTCGGGTATTCTTCCCAAGAAGAACTTGAGCCAGATTGCGCCTAGTGGCTTTGGTGGTCTCCCTTTTTCCATATGAAACCCCGAATCCTTGACACCATACTCATTTTTGTAAGTAGGTATTTTGATATGCAATTGTTCATCAATATATTCTTTACCATCCTGAGTAATGCGAGCCCTAGCATTAGGCAGAATCCAATGATCATGAGTATGACCAGTAGCAACGATGTTAGCGTCTGGCAGGACAACGCCCATACGATTTGCACCAATGACCCCCTTTGTGACGGGTCCACCTCCTCCTGCCCCGTGGAACATATATAACCATACTGTCCCAAGGCTCCTTGATTTCGCATCTTTCTTATGTCTTCCTCTAATTCCGATCCAATTAGCGATTTGACCTGTTTTGACGGTTGCATTTGTTTTTCCATTTAATGAATTAACCAGCCTTTCTGTTAAATCTGTTTCTCTGTGCTTATATACAGCAGTTTCATGGTTCCCTTTACCCATGACTAAAATATTTGAAGCATATGGCTTGAGCCACTCCGAATATGTATCGACCAATTTATCTAGGTAATTGCCTCCCTTGTGCTCCAACTTAATATCATTCTTGCTCGCTCTCGGGTCGCCCTTTCCTTGCATAGCGCAAAAGGCATCACCATTATCTAGAATAAACGCTTTCTTTTTTATAGCCTCCTCTAAGTGCCTTTTCTCCATAGCATTATCGGAGTGCGGATTATCATGGTGTGCATCACTTCTCAACAAGCACCAGATCGGTTTGTTAATTTGCTTTGTCTCAAATGTTATATCCACGAAAAAGATGCCTTCTGACACCTTCCTGATTTTGAAAGGTTTATCATCTTTCATTACACGCCTCCTATTGGTATTTTTATTATAGGGTTTATATCATAGGTGACTTGTCGCTTTCTTTGCGTATTTGAGTTCCCTTTATCTCTCCTAACTATATCTTTTCCCCACTTCTTTTCTAATAACTCAAACTGGTCTTTCTCTTCGTCTAAAGTCCTATACTCTGCACACCCCCCAATATTAGTATGTTGCTCACAAATATAATGAACATGATTAATTCGTAATATTTTTCTATACTTGTTGAGCATTTGAAGGCTAAGATCATAATCCTCCTTTAATGGAAGGTTTTCGTCATACCTACAACTAGGGTTAAGAAAGCCACCAAACGGTCCTAGTATAACATTCGTCAAACTAAATGGAGTGTACTCTCTATAAGCACCTTTATCTTGTATAATGTTAACACCCCACATCTTAACGCCAAATTGTTCGGCAAGCATAAACCCATACTCAATAAATTCTTCAGCTTCATCCCCGCTCATTTTATGACACTCGTTGCCATTCCACCTTGAGAGGCACTTTAAATCATCATCTACAATGCAGACATTCTCTTTTTTAGCATAATCAAGTATCCAGTTCCTAACCCTGCTTACATTGCCTTGATCCTTATCCTGGCATGCCAATACAGGCAAACCTTTGTCTAAGTAGCTCTTCTCCTGCGACTTACAAACTACATATTTAAGGCTGGGGAAATACTTATGGGAAGTGCAAATGTCAGCCCTCTTCCAACTGGGAGCTAAGATCATCATTTCTTGTTTAAACTCCTAATGTAATCCGATCCCTTTATTACTCGTCCAATGCCCTTACTCCACGGCTTACCATTAGCTCTACGAGAATGAACAGAATCAAGGTTAAAATGGGTTTGGGCAGATAGCCAATCAACATCATTGTCGAATGTCAGAACTACATAATTATGCGACTCATCAATGTACTCTGAAAACTTAACTTCTGGCTCTTCCTCTGCATCATCTTCGGTTAACTCCTTCAACACATCGTCAGCCTCAAATCCCCAATCAATCAAATCTTCGGGGTCAAAATTATTGGCAAGCAAATCCCAATCCCACTGCCCACCATTCTTGTTCATGCGTACATTTAATTCCTTTTCTTTCGCTAATGGCAACTTGACCTCTACGCAAGGTACGGTGTCATTGCCCATTTCAGACCAGATACGCAATCGCTGATGTCCACCTATAACTATATTTTCTCGCCCCTTGTGCATGTTGACGAGTACGGGCTCAACTAAGCCAAATTTTTGTAAGCTATTTTTTAAGTCCTCATATTGCTTTTTAGTAAGCTCCCTCGGATTATATTCGCTTGGCTTTAATGCACCTATTTTTTTATCTACAGTTTTCATAATCTTTTTCGTTGACCCCTCCCTTTTATGCTGAACTTTTCAGAGAACTTAATTGCTTGTTTACTAAGAGATTGCTTGTAGACATTCACACCCTTTGACTTTGCTATCTCCGACAAAGCCAATCCGTTGAATAATTCAGGTCTAAGAACCCAGCACATAGCTATTGTCTTACGCATTAATGTCTGTCCATAACTTGCTGAATTAACATCACCCATGGTCAACCAAGTGAGCATTTCTCTCAATACTTCACCCAATTGCTGTACCGAGTCTGGATCATAATTTGGCTCTTCATACTCCCCATCTATTGAGTCATAGTCAAAGTTATGGCACTGACCATCTGTTTGAAAGTCAGCTCTATTTTCGTCAAAGTGATATAAAGAATTATTTTTCCCCATTTGCCCATTCCCCCTCATGCAAAGATCGCAATGCCTCTACGATACTTTGTTTAATTATCTTTTCTGCTTCTGCAACAGTTTGACCGATAACTTGTGGGGCTAGGGAAGAGGGTAGGGCAAGGAGCTCCCTTTTGGCTTGCTGAACCATTTCGGCAACTTGCTGGTCTATGTCTACATTAGGCGTATATTCGCCTTTTAATATCCCTACCTGTATTTCTAACTTCTCATTCTGTAATAATATGCTCTTGACTTGCGCAGATTCTTTGCTGGTTAAATCACCAGCCGTCGATCCCTTTGCATCCTTCCACGCCACCGCTTCACTTACACTATAACGACCATCCGCTCTAGGCTTTGGGAATGTAGGGTCTTTCCTCCACCTTTGAATAGTTTTCCTATCGACCCCAATTACCTTTGCTAACTCTGTTTGATTCTTTGCGTATGCCCCACTAAATCCAATTTTACTAGATGCAGTATATTGATCTAGTAATTCCATCTCCATGTTGGTCGGAGTTTTCCCCTCTCTTATTTTTGTAAGTATATTATTAACAACCTTTTGCTTTACCTTCTCGGCATTTTCCTCAGTAATTAAAGTTGCACCCATTTATTGCTCTTATAAAGTCTTAATCAGAATTAATAAAGAACAAAATGTATGAGACATTTAGAAAATTAGTTTTTTCAGAGAAGGATCGAACCTCTCGAAACC